CCATTTTTATGTATTGCACTGCCGCCTGGTACATTGACGGATAATCCATTCTAATCACCTCCGGTCAATATTCTTACGATTATCCCTGCGGATTCTTCCGGTGAGCAGAAAAGAAATTCACATCCATATCTATCTTCCATGGTCTTCATAGCTTTTTCGAGACGTGGCCCCTGAACTACTTGTGGATGAAAAATACATTCTGGGTTTACCCATGTATGGACTTCATTAATACTTTTTATTCCAAGTTCATTTTCGACCAAGAAAAACAATTTACATCCCGCGACCTTAGCACTAATGCACTCACGTTTAAAACGTTCATGCTCTTTTGGGGTTCCACAGATATTCTGTGCTATTTCTTCTAATCCTTTTTTTGTGTCCACTGCCGTCTTGGGAGGTATGGAATAATCGCCAAAAGGAAGTTTGCATCGAATTACATTAATTCCCATATCTTCAAATGCTTCATTCTTTTTTACGTGCTTATCTTTTTTATTTCTTGTATCCTCAATAATGTACATATAGTCCTCATTAATTGAATGGAATTTCAATGTCTGCATTCTCTGGAATATTCATAAATCCATTACTATCCGTATTTTGAGTCTCTTCTTTTAATTTTTTCAATGCAGGTATTTTAAATTTTCCTGCTCTAATATCCTTAATATCTTTTTCTGTATAAACATACAACCTTGTTTTTTTGCTTCCATCATTTCCAAGGTGTTCTTCTTCCGCTAAGACAAGTCCGATTAATTTCCCGATCAATGTCTTTTCATCAGAGTTTTGCTTTCCACCGTCAAAAACAAAACCTGGATTGCTCTTTGCGATTGCCGAACACATCCTTTTAAACATCGGTAATGCATTCTCTTTGTAACTTCTAATGTATCTGCCTCCCCAGAAATGTAGGTTCTCTTCCATTTGCTTGTAGTAATCTTTGTATTCTCCTTCGCAAATGTCATATTCGATTTTGAGATAATCTCCTTTTCCATTCTTAGGATCAACTGGAATATCCTCTACATTTGTAATTTTGCAAATATATCCACCAGCTTCCAATCTTTTAAATTCTCCCGCTTCTTGTACATTTTCTAAATTTACTTGTCTCATTTATCATTCTCCTTTGCTTTATTTTCAATTTCCCAGTAATCTCTTATCGTTTCGTCGACAAACTTTAGATCGTTGGAAATTCTTGATTCAAACATGTCCATTGGGCTTTTTGCTGGATTGCTACCATCTGAATTTGTTATAAAATAATGTTCGCTGCCTTCCACCTGGCACAAGAGTACAATGGAAAATAGCCCCTCTACAGTTAATTGGTTATCCAGCATCTTACCTAGCGTTTTAGCTTTGATTCTCCCGTCCTCCCCCTTTTCTGTGTGGTGAAGAAAATATACGATTACATCGTCAGGTGTATGTCTAATCACAAAATCAATCAGATTTCTAAAATTAAGCGCCATGTTCGTAAACTTTCCATATCCAGTCTCTTTTGCATGATCAAAGCTTTCAAATGCCATCAAATATTGACTGTCATCAATTACATATTTTTTTAACTTTGGGTCCTTTAAAATTTTTAGGATGGTTCCATACCCTGCATTATTTACCTTTGGAAGCTTCTTTCGGAATGGAAGAGGCTTGCCCGCAACATTAAAAATGCCTACTTCGTCTGGTTCAAAATTTCTAAGACTTGTACTTTTTCCGCTTCCAGACTCTCCTAGGATTAAAACCGGGATACCCATATCAATCATCCCCCCTGTTATACCTAACTCTTTTAGATGCTTCTAAAATCAAAATCGAAGCGATGTCTTTAAAAGATAAAGTTGATTCGTTATAGATATCTATTAATGCGTTATAAGCTTCTGAAGATATCCTTACGACAGTTCCGTTTGATTTCTGTATTTTCTCCCTACTTCTTCCAGGGATATGGATTATCCATTCTTCCATATTTTTCTACCTCCATCAGATTTTTGATCGCTTGCGCATAATTTAAAATTGACCGGCTGCGATACTGCTCATAAACTGGATTATCATTAATTTCTGAAAGCTGCTCATCCATCAGATCATACAGCCTGGAAATTCGTTCTGTATTATCCATCAACTCAGCTCCTTCCCCAGTGATCGTATATAATCGCCAATACAGTCTTCGCAGACCGACAGCCCATTGATCTCATACACCATGTCGCCATCGTAAAAGCTGTCCTCCCGGTATATTGGCTGTTCGCAAAGATCGCAAAGGATAAAATCCCGGTCCGTCTGTTCGTGCCTTTCCGCATCTAATACTGGATTATTCGTTTTCATCTGACTCTCCAATAATCTTTTTCAATGTTTTTGAAAGAATGCATTCATCTTTATCCGTCATTCTTTTAATGATTTCCAGTTTCTCTTCTGCTTTGATTAATCGAATGAAATCTTCGTAATCTACTTTAATCATTTGACATTTTCCTCTCTTTCTTTTATGATAAAGACAGGTATTTTTACCTGTATTTTTTTATTTAGAGCCTTATGGGGTGCTGCCCTGAGGCTCATTTTTACTTTCCAACCAGATCACTACGATCAAAATCACCAAGGCCATCCCTAGAAAAGTACAGATTGTTTGAGATACCCGGCCAAACTCAAAAAATCCTGAGTAGGTAATCAGATATGCCAACAGGCCCGTGATCGCCAGGTCACTAGCGGGGTCCTTCAATAGCTTTTTCATACTCTTGGTTCCTCTTTTCCAATATTTCTAGCGGTACTTTTAATTCTTCCGCTGCAACATACGGGAAAAATTCGTAAATCCTGCGCTTTTTGCTTGTATTTGCTACTCTGCTGTAAACATTTTTCCCCCTTTTTGTCTGCTCCCGAAATGCCTGAGGGGGAATCTGTAAGATATAAGCCGCCTGCTCTGCACTCCGTATAATTGGTCTCAGATGTTTCACCTCCTATGTAAATATCCATATTAGGTTGGACACGAACAATGCTGCCAAGGTCAAAATCCATGCAATAAACCATCTCCTTGTCTTCCTTTTTTCTTGGCTGATAACCTCTACTGCCCATCCTTCTGCTTCTTTCCATGTCTTGATTTCTTCTTTTTTCATCTTTTCCTCCAATTTTAGAACATTTGTTCTTGCCATTTGCAGGAAAATATGTTAGTATAATCTTGCAAACAGCTAGACAGGTTAGTTGGTTGCGTTGCCTCGGTAGTGGTTCCAGCACTGCCGGGGCTTTTTACTTATCTCTTTTATCTGCGATAAGTGCTATTATGATTAATGTCGTGATTCCTACTACCGCCCCTGCGATAAATCCAAGGGCAAATTCTGGTATGTACATTTCCGCCTCCTTATCTTGCTTTTCTCCTGATTTTTTCCTATACTGTTATCAAAAAGGAGAAAAAACATGAGATTCATACCATCAAATCCACTCGATTCATACCATTCTCAAATTGAAATTGAAAATTTTAAGGAAGAACAGCAGCAAAAGAAAGAATTTATGAATTCCGTAAAAAGAATTGCTGATTCCGCTGAGCAAAAAGCTGATTCTGCTGAGCGATTAGCTAATTCTTCCATGAAAATTGCTGATTCCGCAAAAATCCAATCTGAAATTGCTTCTAAACAATCTCAAAAAGCTGATATTAAAGGTTGGATTTCTGTTGTAATAGCTTTTCTTGCTTTTCTTCTTGAATTGTGTGGACGCTTGGGATTATTTTAAAAATATCCCTGAAAGTACAAATAACAGAGTAATAATTGACATTACCAATCCCACATCTGAAACCGTTATCTTTGGCGGTTTCTTTTCTTTCTTCATATTTCCTCCTTTCCTCACTCTAAGAAATACTCAATAGATACTCCAAAATAATCGGCAAGAATTTTAATCTTATCTATTTTGGGACAACTTTTGCCTACTTTCCATTCTGAAAATAGTGCTGAATACAGTTTTGTGTCCTTGGCAACTTTGTATGAAGTTATATTGTTTTTAGACAATAATTCCTCATATTTTTTGTAAGAAAACATGAATTTCCTCCTTTCCTAAATTTTCTATTGCTTTTAGTTAGAAAATCCTATATAATATGAATCACCACAAAACATATTTATTTAAAATTCTAGGATTTCCTAATTCATGCTCTAAGTATATCTAGGATTTCTGATATTGTCAAGCATTTTTTTAGAATTTCCTAGATATTTGGAGGTATACTAAATGTATGAAATTTTTGCCAGACTACTAGCTGAGAGAGGGCTCAAACCCGCAGACATAACAAGAGAAACTGGAATAAATTCAACTGTATTTAGCGAATGGAAAAAGGGTAAGAGCAAGCCAAATACGGAAAAACTTATTAAAATCGCTAAATTCCTAAATGTATCTGTCGAGTATCTATCTGGAAATTCAAAAATTATTCGTTGCCCCAAATGTGGAATTGAATATGATGAAAGTGACATCGAAGATATTAGTTATCATAAGCAAGAACATTTAAAGTGGGAAGGAGCAACAAAAAAATTTGGAGTACTATATTGTAACTCTATAGAAAACGAAAGAATAAAAGCTGAAAATAGAAATCTTAGA